TTACAAGAAAGGCGGAAAAACCAAAAAGAAGAAGTCCAAGTCTCGCGTCAATGAGGCGGGAAACTACACCAAGCCCGGACTGCGTAAGCGGATATTCAATCGAATAAAGGCTGGCGGCAAGGGCGGTAAGCCGGGGCAGTGGTCTGCTAGAAAAGCGCAAATGACTGCCGCCGCATACAAGAAAGCTGGGGGAGGATACAGAGACTGATGGCCCTCAAGAAGTCGCAAAAGTCCCTCAAGAACTGGACTAAGCAGAAGTGGCGCACCAAGTCTGGCAAGCCCAGCACCCAAGGCAAAAAAGCCACGGGTGAGCGTTACCTCCCTGAGAAAGCCATCAAGTCTCTTTCCGACAAAGAGTATGCCGCGACCACGCGGAAAAAACGCGCAGATACCAAGAAGGGCAAGCAACATTCAAAGCAACCCAAAAAGGTTGCTAAGAAGACTGCGAGGCATCGAAAGTAATGCGCCTGTATTACAAGAAGGGTGGCAAGGTCAACAAGAAGTCCATGTCGTGCAACAAGCCAAAGCGAACGCCTAGCCATCCCAAGAAAAAGTTTATGGTCAAGGCTTGCGAGGATGGCAAAGAAAAAATCATTCGTTATGGCGACAAGAACATGAAGATCAAGAAGAGCCAGCCGGGACGGCGCAAGTCGTTCCGTGCCAGACACAAGTGCGACTCCAAGCCGCCAAGCAAGATGTCTGCTCGTTATTGGTCTTGTAAGAACTGGTGATGATATGCCTATAAGCAGAGCGCAGATGGGCAAGCAGGTCAAGAACGCGCCCAAGTCGAAAAAGATCAAGAAGGCTAAGTGCAGGAACGGCTTGGCTCGTAGAGGCAGGACGAGAGGAAGGAAGGTCTGATGGCGACTAGCGGGACGACAGCTTTTACTCTTGACTTGTCAGATATATTTGAGGAGGCGTTTGAGCGAGCAGGCTCTGAGCTACGAAGCGGCTATGACTACCGGACGGCACGGCGCAGTCTGGATTTGTTAATGCTGGAGTGGCAGAACCGTGGTCTTAACTTGTGGACAGTAAGAGATGCCACGCAGACTCTAACCGCAGGCACCTCGTCATATACGCTGACCGCTGAAAAGCAGGACATCATAGAGGGTCTGTTGCGAACTGACGCAGGGGACACCTCCAAGCAGTCTGACCTAACCATGCAGAGAATATCGGTGAGCCAGTATGCCCACCAGACCAACAAGCTGACGCAGGGCAGACCGCTACAGTATTACGTTGAGCGCAAGCCGACAGGGCTGACGTTGCACTTCTGGCCCGTGCCAGACGCAACAACGACCTACACGTTTGCGTACTATTACCTAGACAGGATAGAGGACACCGGAAAGCCAGCTTCCAACAACATGGATGTGCCAGCACGATATCTACCGTGCATGGTGGCTGGTTTAGCCTATTACATAGCGAGCAAGAAACCTGAGTCGATACCACTGGCACCCGCGCTGAGAGAAGTGTACGAGGAGCAGTGGAATTTGGCGGCAGATGCTTCCAGAGAAAAGGCATCGCTTTACATGGCCCCCGGTGGATATAACAACTTATGAGCAGTTACGCGAAAGGATCGAAAGCCTTTGGTTTTTGTGACCGGACAGGGTTCCGATACCCGTTGCGTGATCTGGTCAGGCAGATTGAGGATGGTCGTTGGAACGGACTGCTGGTCGGCAGGGACGTTGTAGATCAAGATCAGCCACAGTTAAAGCTGGGGGATGTCAATGCAAGCGACCCGCAGGCGCTACGCTTTCCGCGACCTGATAGCAGTATTGATGAAAGTCGTGCGCTTTCTGCGTTCGATCCTGTCGGGGGAGGCAACACGGCGCTTGGAAGCCGCACTGTCGGCCTTGATATGGCGGGTGTTGTTGGGCGCGTAACAGTGGAGACATCCTGATGGCGTTTACCCTTACGACTCTAAAGCAGGCTATACAGGACTATACAGAGTCAAACGAGACAACATTCGTTAACAATCTGACAACGATTATTACGCAGGCAGAGGACAAGATTCTCAAGGCTGTGCAATTGCCTGATTTTCGCAAGAATGTTTCTGGGTCTGTGGCGAGCGGTAATCAATACCTCATCATGCCCACAGATTTTTTGACACCTTATTCATTAGCCATCGACAACTCTGGCTTTGAGTATCTGATGTTCAAGGACGTAAACTTTATACGTCAAGCGTACCCGCTAACAACTACACAGGGAGCGCCCAAATATTACGGCATCTTCAGCCGCACCGCGTTTATTCTCGGCCCCACCCCCAATTCTGCTTACGATGCAGAACTGCACTACTTCCACAAACCCACCTCAATCACTGCATCTGGAGACGGCACAAGCTGGCTCGGCACCAACGCAGAGTCTACGCTTTTGTATGGCTGTCTTGTCGAGGCGTACACTTTTTTGAAGGGCGACCCCGATTTGATGCAGATGTATACCCAAAGGTATATGGAGGCGCTGACCAATCTGGAGCAGTTGGGCGAAGGCTACAGCACGACAGACAGCTATAGATCGGGCGAGGTAAGGGAAGCTAGAGCATGATTGGTGTTAGTGGTGGGTTTGAGATAGGTAGCGTTAACGTACACACAACACAGAACAGGGGGTTTACCCCAGACGAGATTGCTGAGAGATGCTTAGATAAGATCATCTCGGTAGCCGATACTGCGTTGCCAGAGGTACAGGCACAGGCGCAGGCATTCAAGGATCACATTAGAGCGGTTCTTGTTTTCTACATGAAAGAGGCCGCAAATAGCGACCGAACTACAGTGTATAACGCCCTTCTTGACGCAGGGCAAAAAGACTTAGCCGAACTTATCAGGAGAATGTGATATGGCTTTCAGCGGAAACTTCATGGCTTCATCGTTTAAGCAAGAGTTGCTTCAAGCAAAGCATGACTTTACGAATAGCTCTGGCGACACATACAAGCTGGCGATGTATACCAATAGCGCCTCTTTTGATGCGTCTACCACGGCGTACACAACCAGCAACGAGATCAGCGGTACAGGCTACTCAGCAGGCGGCGGGACACTGACTAATGTGACCCCAACTCTGTCTGGAACCACAGCCCTGACCGACTTTGCCGATCTTACGTTCTCTTCAAGCACCCTGACGTCGAGAGGAGCACTAATTTATAACACCACGGCAGGTAGCGGGAGCGGAACTACAAACGTGGTTCTTGTCTTGGATTTTGGCTCTGACAAGTCATCTAGTGCTGGCGACTTCACGATTGTGTTCCCAACGGCTGACGCATCTAACGCTATTATCAGGATTGCATAATCATGGCCTTGGTCATTGCTGATCGCGTAAAAGAAACTACCACGACAACGGGGACGGGTGCTATATCCTTAGCGGGAGCGGCTACCAACTTCCGCGCTTTTTCGTCTGTGATGTCGAATGCGGATACGACCTATTACGCAATTATTGATGATACTAACAATGCCTTTGAAATCGGCTTAGGCACCTATGCAAGTAGTGGCAACACGATAACCCGCACCACGGTTTTGACAAGTTCCAACAGCAATAATGCCGTGGACTTTGGGTCAGGGTCCAAGGATGTATTTCTGACTTATCCTGCGGATAAGGCTGTAGCTAAAGATGCCTCGGGTGACATATCTGTAAACATCTCAGGCCAACCAGACGCCAATCTTGGTGATGTGCTAGTTAATCAGCTAGATATCCAAGCGCAAGGTGACCTACGGCTACAGGATTCCTTAGGTGGTGAGTATGTTGCTTTGCAAGCTCCTTCTGGCGTTGCCTCTAGCTATACCCTGACTTTTCCAATGTCTGATGGATCAGCGGATCAAGTCATAAAAACAAATGGTTCTGGTCAGTTAAGTTTTGTTGATCAGACAGTAGTGCTTGAAGCTAATCGTAATAAAATTATTAACGGCAATTTTGATGTCTGGCAAAGAGGCACTAGTTTTTCAGCATTAGGGTATGGTGCTGACAGGTGGCGCTCTTACTATACCGGCGGCACTACAACAGTATACTCACAACAATCTTTTACGCTTGGACAAACAGATGTACCAGATAATCCTGAATTTTATGCAAGACTTGTTGTAACCTCAGATAGTACGTCTGACAGCAGAGCTTCTTTTAATCAAAAGATAGAAGATGTTAGAACATTTGCGGGACAAACTGTAACGGTTAGTTTTTGGGCTAAAGCCAATGCCACTAAAGATTTGGCGGTTGAGCTTTTGCAATATTTTGGCACAGGCGGCAGTCCAAGCAGTTATGTGACGGCAACACCTCAAAAATTTTCTATTAGTAGCACTTGGACTAAATACACCAAAACATTCTCTGTTCCTAGTATAAGTGGGAAAACCTTAGGAACAGATAATAATGACTATATAGATTTAGCATTTTGGATGGATGCGGGGTCTGATTACAACAGCAGGACATCATCGCTAGGCAATCAAAGCGGAACATTTGAGTTCGCCCAAGTACAAATAGAAAAAGGCGACACAGCTACTCAGTTTGAGCATAAACGCATAGGTGAAATAAAAAGAGAATGCTACAGGTATTATCAGTCCTATTCCAGAAGGTCAGGGTCTTATAACAATATAACGATTGGTCGAGCATATAGTTCAAGTGCCGGTAATTTCCGATTTCATATAGCAGAGGAGATGAGGACTGCACCAAGCATTTCATTTGATGACGTAGCAAATCTAGCCATTTATTCGATAACAAACCCGAATACTGGGGGAGGAGTCGCAGGCACGATCACTGCTATTTCTGCTTCTGGGACATATGGCCCTAATCATGTGATGTTTGGTGTTACAACAAACAATGCATTGACGATTCAAACTGGGTATATGATTGAATTGAATAATCAGCCGTCAGATGATCGGTTAATTTTTGATGCGGAGTTGTGATGACTATTACGTCTGTAAAATATCAAAAAAATGAAAACGATGAAAATGGTGCTGTCCAAATTACATATAGCAATGGCGAAGTTTGGTCTGCACCGATGATAGGCTCCAATCGGCACTGGCAAGAGGTTCAGGAGTGGGTTTTGCAGGGTAATACCATACAGGAAGCTGAGTAATGGCTTTGGTAACCCTCT